AAGTCTTCGGGTGCGATATTTTCAATACACACCTTAGATTTATCAATTTTGCGAAGGATCTCACCACTATAAGTAGCCTGTTGCACCTCAACGACCTGTCCGGTTTGCGGATCTTGAACCGTTGCGGCTGTGAACTCTTCAGCATACTCGGTTACAGTGACATTCGGGTCTGAGGCGATGGCGTTAAAGCTGGCCTCATCAATACCTTCAAACGTCTCCTCGTCATACTCGTAATATTTCTTGTAATAACGCTTAACAATACCGGTTTTTGCTACCAACGCATCGTGGATCACGTCGTGCAAAATCTTAGTACCCTTGTTTTCACGGTAAAATATGAAGTTCGCAAGCGCTGTCGCCGATTTAGCCGCCAGTACGTCCTCTGCGGTTTGCGGATCAAACTTACACACGTTGCGGTCAGCGCTAAACGTCTCCATCAATAAGCTTTTCACTGACTCAACTGCGTCAAAGACGTCCATTGAGACGTGCTGGCTACGTCCGGTGCGCTCATTGCCTAGTGGCTGACCATAATAGTAGCGGTAGCCCTTGTCACGTTGCTCACCAATGTTACTCTCACTGTAAGAGTCAGCGGCGTTAATCGAGTTTTCTAATGATGCGAGTAGTTCGCCCTCATCTATATCAGTAAGAATATTCATGTGATTGGTATCCTGATTGTCCGTTGGTTAATTGCTCACGCTCTGCCTGATTCTGTCCAAAACGTGTAACGCTGATTGCCGAGTATCGTGTTGCGTCCATAAGGTCATCGAACTCCTTATGAATCTTCCCTTTCTTCCGGTGGTATCTCCGGAACTCTTCAAACCACGGAACCAAATTGCTGAACACTCTTAGGCGTCCAGTTCTGAACCGCTCCAGCATCTCCATAAGCGCTGGCTCTACATAGTTAGTGCCGTCTGGGTTAGTAAATCTGCCGATCATTAACACGCCAGCCTCTAAATACATCTCAGCCAAGGTCTTGCCGCTACCCTTCTCAGTGTTATCACCGTCGTGTGGGTATATGCACGGAATCGTCTTGCCTCGGCTCTTAATAACAGTTGCGTGTACAGCAGGAACCTCGCCCTCCTTCTTATAGGCGTCATACACATATATGACGTCACTGTCCGGGTCATAGGCTGTCCAGACACAGGTTGTGGGGTGCGTTATTCCAAAGTCGACCGCGCATAATTTCCTGTAATGCGCCGGGATCTCAAACGGATCACACTTAATAGCCTCTTCGGCTATGGGGAACACCATCCCCTCACCCAACACCGGGATACCTTTCGAGCGCATATCGCGCTGGTATTCAGGTATCGCCTCCAACAACTGCTCTTTTGTTTCTTTTGTAATATGCGGCGCGTCATCCCACGTCACATTTTTCAGGTACTGACCCTGTGATGGGTTGTCCATAAACTGTGTTACCAGTTCGGTCATCCCATTCTCCGGAGTCAAAGTACCAACGAGGTAGCCGCCCTTTCCATCATTACCGGTCGCTGTTCGCGTTAGACATTGTGGGTATATTGTGGGGTCGGTCGGCTCCTCGTCGATCCAGATATAGTCTTGCGAGCTACCCATCAGGACGTGCTGTCCCTGTGTGTAAGATTTAAAGCTCACAAGGCTAGTGTTACCGGCGGCATGGCGCACAGCTACGTCTCTTGGTAGCCGTGGCGTTCCCATTGCGGGGGTAACTTGAAATATTAGCTTTTGCGGTATGAGGCCAGACCCATCGAACTTGCCATCGCCAAGGTACATACCCATCAATTCCTTGACGATTACGTCTCTCAACTGCTCACCCGACACCCCCAAACACCATATCTTTGTAGGTCTGTTAAACCGGATGCCTTCCCACCAGTCTGGATATAAGCCTGTGAGGTGNAATGCAACTTCTGCGGCCTGTGAAGCAGTTTTGCCTACACGGTTTGCGGCCATGAGCATTCTCTGCTTGTTATCTGAGCCAGCGGCGTAGAAATCTTTCTGCCAGTCGTAAGGTTTAAAATACTGTAGACGGTTTTGCGCTTTGTGCGCCTTTACCACGCGCATGGCTTCCGCTATTTTTTGCGCCTTATTTTTTTGGGCCTCGCTTATTTGCGGACTACTCTTTTTGCGAACCGTTTTTTTTGAACTGTTTTCTGTCAAAATAAAGCCGCCCTATATGTACTGAGATATGAGGGGGCGTAGCGCCCCACAGAGGTACTTGGATTTTGCGAAGAGCTTTGAAAATTTGGATCTGAGGCGGCCCGGAACCGACAAAAACCAGCCACAAAAGTAACTAATTGTACCCCAAGCAACGTAAGTCATTGATTTATAAGGGATATCTGTCCGAACAGGTATGGGACGCATCATAATTTAGCCGGGTCAATGCCCGCATCCTTGAGGCTTTGCAGTGCAGACTCTACATCGTGGTCTACAACCACAGTGCCTGACACGTTGGAGTCCACCTCGCTCTTATCCCGCCAGCCCGCACGGTTCTTGAGGAAGAAGATCTGCGCTGAGGTGTTGGGCTTCTCGCCCGTTGCGGATTGGAACAGGGCGTTGGTGACCTCGGTGATGCCCGCCTGTTTTCCAGCCTTTAAGGTGCTGTCAAACCTGTCGTCGTCGCGCTTGCGTCGAGCTATGGTTGACTCGGATATACCCATAGATGTGGCGATCTGTGCCTCTGACAGGCCCATCTCAGCCAGTTGGTAGAGCTTGTCATAATCAATATCAATCTTATTACCCAATGTATGTCTCCCAATGACAGGTGAATGATGCCGATTATACAACAATTTCAACAGTTAGTTGTGTATCCTCTCACAGGTTGACGACTCACAGGCACTCACAGGATCGAAAAAGGTATCCTGTGAGTCTTTTATTCAATGATATCAATGACTTAGCGTGAAACTCACAGGATCACGGGTTATTTCGCCATGTTTGGTAGAAATTCTTTTTGTGAGTCTTTATAGCCTTATAGGCTTATATATATATATTTCCTTATGAATTAGAAAATAACCTGTGAGCCTGTGAGTTTGACCCTAAAAGCTTATAGGTATGCGGTCTAGCGACTCACAGGATACTTCGATTTATCCTGTGAGTATCCTGTGCATTTGGGCTTATCCTGTGAGTCAGGCATACGTTGACTGGTTGGACGAGGTAAATCATCCATTCCAATAGTGATTAGCATAAACAGCACAAAGCCGCACCAGTAAACCATGAGTTGGTCTATTCTCCGCAAAAGTTAAAAGGTTATGAGGGGGTCAATCGAGGGGTGCATTATAAGGTTATAAGCTGTGTCCTTCTAATGCTATTAGGTTATAAGGCGCATAATCACCGGGCATAAAAAAACCCCGCCGAAGCGGGGGTAAAGATGGCTGATTGAGGGGGTTCAGCCGTTAGGGGAGCTTATAGTTCTTCTACATCATCACTGCCGCACTTGTCACAGGTGACCTCATAGCTCACACGGTCAACTGTGCGGTCGCCATACGGCTCTCTATCAATAACCTCATACTTCGTAACCTCATCCCTTGTGAGCTTTCCGCAGTTACTACACTCATAGTAGTAGGTGTATTCTTCCTTGCTACCGAAGATGGCATCGAAGTTGGCCGAGAAGGCGTCGTGGTCTGTTGGTCTTTGTTTACTTCCTTTTCCCATGTTTATTTCTCCCAGTTATCAGGGTCAAAGACGTCAGACTCAGCGCCTGTGTCCATCGTTGCCCATTGGATGTTTTTAAGATTGTTAGTCACCTCGAAGATCCACCGCGAAGCCTCAATGGTGTTGACCTTAACCATGCGTATGCGCTGTGCGCCCTTCTGGCCAGCATCAACCGCAAAGCCTTCAAAGTTCTTAATGCGACGCCAGAACACGTTCTCTTTCACAGGCACATCGAACTTGTTGTTCTTCAGGCTACTGACATAGATGTCGTATATCTCAGCCTTGGCGGCGTCCTCTCCAAACTGTATGACGTTGCCAGCTACCCGGTTCTCACGCATCTCGCCGTTCATAAGACAGTTAAATAGCCATGCGTTGATGGTGTCCATAGCCTCAAGCTTCTGCTCTGTAAGAGCGTCAGTCTGTGGCACAAGGCGAAGGTTAATGTTGCTCAGGTCGAAGTGTCTGAGGTAGTGAATCAACGCTGACGCACCCCCAGAGTGATACCAGTTATCTAGTGCGGCGAAGTATTGGCTGTCTTGCTGGTGACAGGTCGACACGTCGAACACCGCAAAGCGTCGCTCGTCTAAGGACGCAGGAACTACATAATCTTCATTCGATGTGAACAGCACCCTGGTGTAGTTTGGTGAGGTGTATGCGTCGACACCCTTACGCTCGATTGTGATCTCAGGGTTCGTTAGAAGGTCTTTGAGTGCGCCCTCAGAGGCTTTTGCCCCAGCCCAGTACGCCTCATCTGCTTGTAGCAGTAACGTGTCTTCAAGGTGGCGGTTAAAATTACCTGTGATGTGTTCAGCGCGTGATACGATCTGATGATGTGGCTTGAACAGGTGACCTAATATCTCACCGAACTTTGTCTTACCT